CTCAATATATTCATCATGAAAAAAGGCAAAGTAGTTCAACAAATCCTGAAGAACTTTTTGGCTGATCTGAAGACAGTCTTTAAAGACCGCGTTCACCTGATCATGTTCCTGATTGCAGTTATTCTATCGTGCATCGATATAACAGGCAAGTATCCGGAAATTGTATGGGGAGCCTGTGGATTCCTCACATTCTATATTCTATTCCTTCTGTCGCAAATCGGCGGCTTGAAACGGCAACTTTACGAAAAACCAAAATAAATTTTTTATCATGAAATCAAAAGAAATTTACATGTATGCGCTGGGCGCCTTAGTTGTGTTCGGCTTTTTTTTCATTCTGTATGTGATCTTTAAGCAGGTATTGCCATCTGAGAACAAGGAAATTGGCCTGCTTGTAATCGGAGCCCTGGTTGCCAAGTTTGGCGACGTAGTAAATTACTTCTTCGGAAGTTCGAAAGGCAGCGCTGATAAAACTGAGATAATGAATAGGCCATGAAAAACCTGATTTTATTACTCATTTTATTGGCCCTGATTTCAGGATGCCGATCGACAAAAAAACTGACAGACTCATCGGCTACAACTATTTCCAAAACGGAAACCGTTCAGAAAGCGGATGTTCAGGAACAAACTAAAGTCAGCACCGACAAAAAAGCTTACAAGAAAACAACCATTACTAAAACGGTTTACGATACGCAAACTAAGCCATCTGACGTGTCAAATCAACCAACTCCGGGCATCGAACCGGAGAAGGATAATGGCACAGTTGTATCAACAGAAGTGACTGTAATCGAGGAAGGATCAGCTGACAATAGTAAGATCGAAACAAAAAAGTCGGACAATTCGCAAATTGCAACGAAAACTGAAGATTCCAGTAAGGCTGAAACTAAGGTTGTTGAAAAAGCCACTAAACCGGTGCCGTGGGGATGGATATTCGGAATATTGGTAATTGTTGCCGGTGCATTCATTTACCTGAAGCGATCAAAAGTATTTCCCTGGATAAAATCTGTCCTTTCTCCTGCAGGGAAAAATCAGAAGATTTGATTTTGCGTTTAGTTGATTTATTGGTTAAATTTTTCTCATTCATTTGCCCCTGGTCACGAGCTGTCCGGGGGTTTTTGTTTTTAAAGAGGTGGCATCTTTAGCTTAATCTCAAGGTTTTCATACAAACCCATACTTTTCAGGTAGGTGTCAGTTTGTTGAATTGAATGGTGGCGACACTGGAGCTGGATTCGCTTCAGGTCAACCCCAGCTTTATATGCTTTAACGACTCCAGTATGTTTCCATGCATACAATGTGTGATCGTCCGAAAAATTGTGATTTTCCAGATACTTACTGTGCCGGTCATTCATTCTATTCTTAGAAATGCAGGATTTTTTACCAGGGAAAAGCCAGTCTCCTGAACTTTTATGCTTGATCAGTTCAATAATTGTATCGAGAAGTGAATCAGGAATGGTTACAAATTCAGATTTGTTGTTCTTAGAAATCGATGCATCGATATAAATTAAGCGGTCGGAGAGCCTGATATCTGATACTTTTAGCTGTCTTATTTCATTTGGTCTGGCAAATGTATTGTAGATTATTTGAATGAAACTCCAAAGCTCCGGATCCTTTACAGAAATCTCACCTTTCAGAAGCTCAATTTCGGGATCTGTATAGGCCATATTCCGCAGGCTTCGTTCTTCTTTTTGCTTTTCAAGTTCCGAAAACGGATTTTTCAGTATGAACTCTCTTTTCTTCAGTATGCTCCACAAACGTCTGATGTAGCTGACATCATTGTTTATTGTAGTGCCTTTCATCCCAGAACTTATTCTCCAGTCAATGTACTGGTAGGCATATTTCTGTTTGAACTGATCTAGTTGAATGTTGTCATATCCATTCTTTTCAGCCCAATCAAGGAAAATATTCATACATGATGAATACGAATTATACGATCCGCCCTTTAATCCTGAAATTAGCAGCGCCTTTTCCATGCCCTTCCGGACGGTTAGATCATTCGGTTTTTCTTCAACCTTATTGTTTATGTGATAGCCATCTTCCAACAATTGATTGATCGATTTAACCCGGGCCTTGCCATAAGCATTCCTAAGGCTTATGGTTTCCTGGTCATCTTTACCTTTAATGGCATCAATTGAATAGTCCCAACGTCTTACGGTGTCATTTTTTTGAGCATTCCAAACCCAAAAGGAGATATACCATCGACGGGTTAACTTTCCTCCGCGATTGTTTACTGAAGCTGCTTTGTAGGGCAATTTTTCTGTCTGTGTCTTCAT